CGCAAGAGCGTTTAAGTTCTTTGCGTAAAGAGTATAAAGAGAAAAAGTATGCATCCTTAAAAATGGCTATGGAAGCTAAAAGGGAAGCAGACAGGGCTTTAGCTGAAGAGTATAAAGCTCTTGGTATTTCTTCTTTATCTTACAACAGAGGATTCTTTCTCTAATTGGTGAATAGATTCTCTCAGTTTGCGACAGCACGAAAGTATGGGTATCGTAGCGGTCTGGAAATAAAAATCTCTGACTTGTTGAAAGAGCAACGTGTTAAGTTTAAGTACGAGCCTTTCAAAATAGAGTGGGAAGATTTAGCCTACCGTACATACACACCCGATTTCGTGCTGTTCAATGGTGTAATAATAGAAACTAAAGGACAGTTCACAGCATCGGATAGAAGAAAGCATCTTGCTATAAAGAAGCAACATCCTAAATTAGATATACGTTTTGTGTTTGAGAACAGCAGACGTAAACTTAGGAAAGGTGCAAAGTCTACATACGGTGAATGGTGTGAGAGATACGACTTTATTTACTATGACAGGATTATTCCAGAAGCGTGGATAAAAGAAAAAGGCAAAGACAAATACCCAAGTTTTATAAAGTTTAATGGATACAAAAGGAAAGCATATGGACATAGTAGATAAGCTAGATAAGAATGATTTTATAATTAGAGTTCGTCCCAATAAAAATAAAAGTAACGGTGCATGGTCAGGTAGTGCAGACATAGTAGTTATCACATCAGAAGACAATGACCTGCCAGACAGTGAGTGGAGTGAACTCATGCAGTTTAGTAGAATGATGTGTGCTTCTGTACCTATTATAGAAGAAGTAGAAACTTTTAGAAACTTACTACACGATTATCTTAATCGTTCCCATGATGGGCAACAAGATTTATTTATTGACAAACCTAAAGATAGTAATATAATACACTTGAAATTTTTGAATGGGGCGAAGCGTAATGAAGAAAAAGATTGATATGGTAAACAGTCCACCACATTACCTAAAAGGTGGATTAGAATGTATAGATGTGATACGAGCTGCTTTAACTGACGAAGAGTTTAGAGGTTATTGCAAAGGTAATAACATAAAATATGTGTATAGAGAAAGAGATAAAGGTAAAGATGAAGACCTTAAAAAAGCTAGAGTATATCTAAAATATATTGAGGATAAGTAAATGTTAGTTAAGATGCTTATAGCTATAGATATAGACCCAGAGGAGTACCCCATTCCTGCCGATGGTAAAGTATCAGAGGAAATTGAGGATGGCATTCGTGAATATTTTTATGATGTTCAGGGTGCTGAAATTAAGAATATAAAAACATTGAGAGATTGATATGAATAATTTATTACCCACCGACTACCAAAACTTCATTGCGTTATCACGTTACGCAAGATGGAAAGAAGAGGAACAAAGACGTGAGACATGGAGTGAGACTGTAGAAAGATACATAGACTATATGTCTAATCATCTTAAAAAGAAACACAATCATACTATCCCACAGGCTACAAAGCATGACTTAGAAGATGCAATGATGGGATTGAGTGTAATGCCTAGCATGAGAGCTTTGATGACTGCAGGTTCTGCATTAGATAGATGCCACGTAGCAGGGTATAATTGTTCTTACATACCTGTCGATAGCCCACGAGCATTTGATGAAACCATGTATGTGTTAATGTGTGGCACAGGTGTAGGCTTCTCTGTAGAAAGAGAGAATGTAGATAAACTACCAATTGTAAACGAACACTTTGAGAAGAGTAACACAGTTATAAAAGTTGCTGATAGCAGACCGGGTTGGGCAAGAGCATTACGTGAGCTTATTGCTATGCTATATGCAGGGCAGATACCACAATGGGATGTGTCAGAAGTCAGACCTGCAGGTGCTAGATTAAAAACATTTGGTGGTCGTGCCAGTGGTCCTGCACCTTTGGAAGAACTGTTTGAGTTCTGCATTGAGAAGTTTACGCAAGCTAAGAACCGTAGACTGTATCCACTAGAATGCCATGACATTATGTGTAAGATTGGTGAAGTCGTTGTAGTAGGCGGTGTGCGTAGGTCAGCGTTAATATCTCTGTCTAATCTAGGAGATACACAGATGCGACACGCTAAGTCTGGACAGTGGTGGGAGAATGAAGGGCAACGTGCATTAGCTAATAATAGTGTAGCCTATAGATTCAAGCCCGATATGGACACATTTATGCGTGAGTGGCTTGCTCTTTATGAAAGCAAGTCTGGTGAGAGAGGTATCTTTAATAGACAGTCAGCTATCAAGCAAGCATCTAAGAATGGCAGACGAGATGTAGAACAAGAGTTTGGTTGTAATCCATGCAGTGAAATAATATTACGTCCCTATCAGTTCTGTAACCTTACGGAAGTTGTAGTGCGTGAGTCTGACACAGAAGAAACTCTGATACAGAAAGTAAAACTAGCAACCATACTAGGTACATATCAATCTACTCTTACCGACTTTAAATATCTACGTAAGATATGGAAAGATAATACAGAAGAAGAAAGACTGCTAGGTGTGTCACTTACTGGTATCATGGACAATGCGTTGCTAAGTGGTAAGAGTCCAAGAATAGGTAACAATATAGAAGGGTTGCTAACAAAGCTACGTGAGACTGCTGTTGAAACAAACAGAAAAGTATCTGCTAAGTTAGGTATACCACAGTCCACTGCTGTTACCACAGTCAAGCCTAGTGGTACAGTTAGTCAATTAGTTGACAGTGCGAGTGGCATACATGCTCGACACAATTCACACTATATACGTACAGTTCGTGGTGATAACAAAGACCCACTTACACAGTTTATGGTGGCACAAGGTATACCATCTGAGCCTGATGTGATGAAGCCACAAAGCACTACAGTGTTTAGTTTTCCTATGCAAGCACCATCCACTGCTGTGTTTAGACAAGACATGACAGCTATCGAACAGTTGAATATATGGTTGAAATACCAGACATACTGGTGTGAACACAAGCCATCTGTAACTATATCTGTAAAAGAACACGAGTGGTTAGAGGTAGGTGCTTGGGTGTACGAACACTTTGATGAAGTATCAGGCATAAGCTTTCTACCATTCAGTGAACATACCTACAAACAAGCACCCTATCAAGACTGCACTGAAGTAGAGTACAAAGATATGCTAAGTAGAATGCCAAAGGGTATTGATTGGACAGCACTGTCTGAGTTTGAAAAAGAAGATACGACATCAGGCAGTCGTGAGTTAGCATGCACTGCAGGTGTGTGTGAAATAGTTGACATTAGCGCATAAAGGATATAAAATGAAAGAGTTACTTTTAAATGCACAGATAACTTATCTTAAAGGACAGATAAATAAACACTTAGCAAACATAACAGTGTTACTAGAGAGTCCAACAGGTATAGGTCAGCATCAAGATATTCAAGAGTCTATTGAAAAAGAGTTAGGTAGTATAGCAGAGTATGATGGTAAATTAAATATAATCGCTAGATACCTAGCACCACAACAACCTCAAAATGAAGGGACATCGAATGACAAAAACAGCACCGTCACCAAAGAATAGAAAGAAGTTTGACATAGACCTGCAGTATGGCAAGGTTAGAGAAAAGCTTGTGGCTGATATGTTGCAAGATAAAAAGATTGAAGTCAAGAGTGAGCGAGATGTGTGGCAGAGAACTGGTAACATTGCTATAGAATACGAGTGCTATGGTAAGCCTAGCGGTATCAATGCCACTGAATCAGACTATTGGTTTCACAATCTCTGCATTGGTGATGAAGTCTTTGCCACTCTGGTGTTTGACACAAGAAGTCTTAGACGTATTATAGAGAACTTAGATTACAAGAAGTCTGTGTCTGGTGGAGACCACAATGCATCACGTATGTATCTACTAAACTTACAGAAACTATTTTCGTCTGATGTTATAAAAGCATTCAAGGAGAAGAAGGATGCAGCATAGGAAGTTCAAGAGGTATGATGCCCCACTTAAAATACAATTCAGGTGGGGATATGAAGCGTTCAAGAAGGGCGGTAAGTATAGACAGTTAGGTAACAGGAAACTGTTTACAGAGTTTCGCCCTCGCTTCAAAGAAGATATGCAACTCAAAGAGTGGCAACGTGGGTTTAACACCGCGTATTTTGAGAACCTGTCGAGGATAAAAAAAGATGAACAACTTAGAAAAGGAAGCTAAACAGTTTATGAAATGGAAAAACATCAGCACAATAAGTGCTACAGAATATCAGCAGTCTGCATGTAAGACAGCTATATTCCCAAAAGAATTAGGTGTACAATATCTTGCACTAGGTCTCACTGGTGAAGCAGGAGAAGTTGCAAACAAAGTAAAGAAGTTGATACGTGATGGGGGAGATACACCAGATAAGCGCAAGGAGATAGGCAAAGAGCTTGGCGATGTGTGTTGGTATCTGGCTGTATTAGCGGAAGAGTTGGGTTCTAATCTTGGTAAGATAATGGAAGACAATCTTGATAAGTTAGAAGACAGAAGAGCAAGAGGAGTGCTTGGTGGTTCAGGTGATAATCGTTAGCGTCTAGCCATCAAGCCACCACGATTGAACTTGTCTGTTAGTAGGAATACCATGCGTTTAAGGTCTTCATAATTAGGTGATGGTGAATATGATTTCTCTTGTAACAATTCCGCACGAGAGAACCCATCTTTCAGCATTTCTTTTAATTTTTTGTCTGATACACCTCTAAGACTAGATTTACCTGTATCTGTAAGGTATTGCTTATCTTTCATTCGTTCAAACACAGATGCAAGCATTTTCACATTTTCTTTTTTCTCTCCCTCTGGCAATAACCCACCAAGTTTTTCCACCGTTCTATCAGTGTTATTAAAAAGAGTTTGAAGCAAAGAGTCGTATGTACCTCTAGCACCATACTGTTCTGTAAATTGACCCAGAGCTTGTAGGTCTTTCAAAAGATTCCTCAAATCTGCATAGCCATCCTGCGCCTTTTTAGCAACTATAAGAGAGTTAGGGTTGAGTACATCCATTCTTGTGTAAAATGTTTTTATTTTATCGCTAACACCAGTAGCAAACCTTTGACCTGTTCTAACTCTATCCTCTAGTGACATTTTACCAAGATTTTTTAGCTCATCTCTATCAATAGAATCTTCTAATCTATCAGTTGACAAAGATAGTTGTCTTATGTTCTTTAGTTCTTCTGGTGTACTGAAAGCTATTTCAGCTTCCTTGTGTCTGGTTCTTGGTAAACCTGCAGCTGTATCATCTTGCATGTACTGTGATTTAGTGCTAGGAGCAGTGTACTCCTCTCGTGTCATACCCCTAACTTGACCTCTAGGAAATGGAGCAGATACTACGTTAGCAGGTATGAGGTCTCCGAAAGCTCTTTTTATAGACACAAGTGGGTCTCTTGATGTTGACAACATCTTCTTACCTAACTCAGCATGCATACCTGATGCACCTTTTGAACCACCTATACCTATTTCAACACCTTCTTCAAAGTCTGTAAAGGGTGAAAATCCTTCTTGTTCTAACACTTCTGCTCTGGTCATACCTGCATAGGCTGTTCCCCTGTCATAGGGTTGACTTACACCTGCTGACCCATGAAATATTTTTGGCATAGGTCTGTTCATTTCTTGTATTACGGTTCTACGTATAGACCTAGGTAGCATCTTTACTAGTTCTATTTG